ATTAACATGGTTTGTATTACCAAGTTTCAAAGGTTCAGCAACACGTATATTACGATTTTCAACGTAAATAACTACTGAGCCTACATTACCTTTCTTCAATTCTAATTCCAAAGAAATTAGTTTAAGTAGAAACATAAAATAAAACTTTTTATTATAAGCCATTGCTGCATAGATAGCAGATCTAAAGGCATTACCTTTAATATCATCTTCAAACAACAATTCTTCAATAACTTTCATACGTGAAACAGCAGTGGCAGACCAATTAAGTCTAACCTCGTTAGAATCACCAATTGCAACACGCTCACGTACATTATCCAAGAATGGAATAAATGCACCATCAGGTGAATGTTGAACACAATAAACATCATGCCTTTCAGCAGAATAATTTAATTTACCAATATCATTGCAACCACAGCCTAGAATACAACATTCTATAGCTTTGCCGCCAATTGAATAAGAAATATGTTTGTCCTTCTGACCACAACCAGAATTAACATAATGGAAGTAAAGATGACTAGGACACAAATTAAGTCTAATAAGACAATAATTACATGACATCAATGAAAACAAACCACAAATATCACAAGATAAATGCATGGTAGCTTCATTGGTTGCAATAACAGAATTAACTTCATTAAGTGTATCTAAGGTAGAAACACCTGTATCTGTTAAACTATTCTTTATACGATGAACAGCTTTCTTAAACTTTGGATCATTACAATTCAAAGCATCTGTTAAAAAATCTTTTAATTTGAAACGTTGATCATCACGAATGATTTGAACAACACCATCAAGATTAAGAGGTACCTCAACAACTTCAACAACATTGACAATACGTTTATACATATTTGCAATACGGTTGATGTCGAGCAACTTATTCAATGTAGTAATCTTTCCATTATCTAGAAAGACAGATTCAATATTATAAGGCATATAGGAACCAAGCATAGAAAAATCTGTAAGATTAGCAAGCTCGTATTCCTCTTGTCCTATATACTTAGATAAATAAGACAGAATAAATTCTGTCAAATATTTCTGACAATCATTTAATGTATCATCATAACGTAAAGTATATGACAACATAGCCATAGAATATAATCGCACCAATTTAACCTTAGTATCCAAAGAAGAATACTTAACAGATTGGATACAATGTGCAATAATTTTATTAGGATCAGGAACAGGTTGTCTTAGACCAGTTTCATCACGACATGTTTTCTGACTACAAAATTCAACAGGATCAACTTTATACCTAAGACAAGCAAACTTGTCATCAGTAAATGTATAACCACTAAAACCAAACATACACCTACGGAAAAACCGTTTGTCATATGTTCTATCACGATTTCTAGCTTCAACACCATCATCAGACAACGCACCCAAATGTGCACAATGTTTGATTTTAATGTCATGCAAAACATCCAATGTAGAAATAAGAGAACTCAAATCAAGATTTGCAAAAGCTCTAAATCTCATAGTTGTAATTATATTACGCCAAGTATACAAGAATTGTTCGTAGCCATCATAAGTTGACAACCAATCGACCCAAGCTTGATTAACAAGATGTATATGAAAGAAAGTATTAAAATCCACAGTGTTGGCTTTACCAGAAGTAATACCAGAACACTTAATGAAATAATAACCCAAAACAGACATGCGATTGTAAACATTGTTCATACTTTCGGATAAACCAATGTTACACATAGCATTTCGTAATTTTCTACCTTTCTCTCTATATTCAGAAGAAAACTGAAAATCATCATCAGGTAGAACAGAACTAGAAAGCGGGTTAGAATCATGGTAATATGTAGCACGAGCACAAAAATTATCATAATTTTCCTCAGTTCCTTTAGATCTATCATAAGCATGTTCAAAGTTACCAGGTTTAATAACACAGGAAACCAAAAGAACATATAAAAATTGAATAGCATCATTAGC